TATATGGCACCCAAGAAAATGAAAAAGGATGATGGGACCATTGACCTAGAAGCGGTCCCGGAAGAATCGAGAGAACTTGTCTCAATGCTTTGGAAAGAACATGAGACAGCTGTCCAGAAAGCCATTACTCTAGAAAATGATCTCAAGATCGAACGCGATATCCGGATCACCAAAGAGTTCATTGATCGAGCTACCAAATTTCCGAACCTTGGTACACCAGAAATCATAGGGAGTGTTTTGAGAAAAGCTTTTGATGTTTCCGATGAGTATGGGAATCAACTGGAAGGTATTCTCAAGGATACAAATTCAAGAATCGAAAAATCTGCACTCTTCACTGAAGTCGGATCGAACGCGACAGGAGCCGCAGAGAGCGTATGGGCTAAGATTGAAGAATTAGCTAAAGGCATTGTCGTGAAGGGGCAAGGACAAACTATGGCACAAGCCATTGATAGAGTCTTGGCAGAAAATCCGCAGCTTTATGATGAGTACACTAAAGAAAGGAGCGGTAAATAATGGGTTACGAAATCAAGAATTTGAGCATTTCAATGATTGCATCATCCAGCTATGGATTAATGCAATATCGTGGTGTAAGAGCATCCACAGTGGCAGATCATTTTTCGATTGGAGCGACAACTACTCAAATATTTCCATTGGGTATCCTTCAAAATAATCCATCTGCTAGTGAAGCAGGTGAGATCTGGATACCGGGATGTATTTCTAAAATTGAAACAGGAACAGCACTAGCAATAGGGGCTAGATTCCATATTGTTAATAACGGTAGAGCGTATAGTACCGCATCGGTAGCATTGGGATCAGCTCTTTATGGTCCGGTCTTGTCAGTAGCTAGTGGTTCAAGTCAAATTGTCACTGTTAGCTTTACACCATTTGGAATCACAACCTAATCGTTTAATTTAATCTTTCCCAAAATTTAAGATTTTAGCACGGTCGGGCTTTTGCCTAAAATTACTGAACCCCCCCAGTAAGACCGTGCTTTTTTGATGCTCAAGTTTAATCAGGGGGCTTTTTTTATTGAAAAAAAATCCACACAAACAAAGGAGGTAAAACTATGCCGAACCCTACGCTTAGTGATGTTCACGTAGACCGTGCGCTGACAAATATCTCAATTGCGTATATCCAAGACACGGAAAGAAATTTCATCGCCAATAAAGTATTTCCGATAGTCCCAGTCACCAATAAGAGTGACAAGTATTTTGTGTTCTCTCAAGCTGACTTCTTCCGGAGTGAAGCGAAATTAAGGGCACCCGGAGCGGAAACTGCTGGCGGCGGCTATCGATTGAGCACAGACAATTACTCTTGTGATGTAATCGGATACCATGCGGATCTTGATGACCAAACAAGAGCTAATGCTGATCAACCGTTACAACTTGAGAAATCACACACTATTTATGTAACGCAACAAATCCTTCTCAAACGAGAAGTTGACTGGGTGAGCCACTTCTTCACCACTGGATTATGGACCGGAGCCAATACCGGGACGGACCTAGTAGGTGGCGTTGACTTTACCGTTTGGGACAACATTGTGAGTACACCAATTGAAGACATCACAAACCAAGCGGACAGTATTTCCCAAAAGACTGGCTATCGACCGAACACGTTGGTTCTTGGACCGGAAGTTTATACCACTTTAAAGAATCACCCAGACATTCTGGACCGCGTCAAATATAGTCAAAAGGGAATCATCACCGAAGATATCCTCGCTGTCCTCTTTGATGTGGAGCGTGTGCTTGTTCCAAGGGCTGTACGAAATACCGCAGCAGAAGATGCCGCAGCCACATACAGCTTCGTTTATGGAAAGAACGCATGGCTTGGTTATGCATCCCCATCACCCGGATTATATCAACCATCGGCTGGATACCTGTTCACATGGTCCGGACTTTTTGGTGCAGGAGCAGAGGGAGTCAGAATCAAGAATTTCCGCATTGAACAAAATGCTGCCAACCGGATTGAGGGAGAATCTGCATACAGCTTAAAAGTTGTTGGCGCAGATTTAGGATGCTTCTTCTCAGGTGCTGTCACTTAGGAATAAATTAATGGGAACGGTCCAAAGCCAAATCATGGACCTTCCCGGTCATTTTCATTTTCGATGGAGGTGAAAGATGTAATGGGATTCGAAAAAGAACAACGTCCATTCATGAAAACTTATGATGAAAGATACGCTATACAAGCCGTGACAAGTACGGGTACTGCTATTAGTGGTTATGGGGTCACTACTTTATCTTCTACAAAAATAGGACTTAGAATATTCAGGATTAACCCTCCGCTTTATGCCGGGGTAGATAAGACTATTATTGTGACTGGTAAGGTCAATTCAACATCACAATATAAGATTATCCCGAATACAACTGCAGTCTTATTTGGTTCAACGGTTTCAAGTACAGGAAGAGCAGTCAATTTCAATGCCCGTGGTGAGGCAGTTCAATTTATTGCAACATCAGCAACTAAGTATTATGCAGTATCTAATCGAGCAAGCACATTTGGTTCAACTTAAAAAAAGAATAAGGGAGGACAGGGGCAATCCTTTGGGGGGAGATGCCCACTTAAATTATGGAAAATAACGAGAAATTGGTAATGCTTGATCAAGAAGTGATAAGGGAAACGGTGATCGAGAATGATGTACCTAGAGAAATTGTACCAATTCAAGGACGATATGATGTATCTAAATCAGTAGAAAGTAAAGAACCTATCTGCGAATTCAAGAAGTTCAATGACAGCGTCATGATTCTTGGATTCGCACCGGATAGTTTGAAATGGGCACCACTTGATGCAAATGGCGTAGATATCTGGGCTTTAAACGAGCTATACCTAGATAGACCAAAAATAGCCTTAAGGGCGACAGCGTGGTTCCAACTGCACGGATATGAGCCGCCAACGATCAGGGATCCACAGCAAGTCCGAAATCTTGCATTATTAAAATGCCCGGTCCTCATGTGGCGAAAGCATCCCAATATTCCAAACGCGATCGAATATCCATTACAAGAAGTTCTAGAAGAATTTGATATATACGGAGAAGACATGGCGCTGGATCAGCCAGATGTTAGGCAAAGATCGTATTTCACCAATACGATATCATGGATGATCGCGCTTGCAATCCGAATGGGATACAAGGATATCCAAGTTTACGGAGTCAATATGGCACAGGACCAAGAATTTCAGCACCAAAGACCAAGCTGTGAATTCTTCCTTGGCTGGGCAAGAGGCAAGGGTATCAAAATTTATAAGCCGCCAGTTTCAGATCTTCTCCTTAGTCCATTCCTTTATGGGTACGATGACGCAACAGCATACATTCAAAAGCTGGAAGCAAGACGAACAGAACTTATTGAACGAGTTGAAAACACCAGAAGACAAAGGATCGGGATGCAGGAGCAAGCCAATCAGCAACTCCAAGCCGAGCAGAATCTTCTAGGAGCATTGCATGATGTCGAATATATTATGCGACTTGGTAATCCAGCCAAGTTGGACAATTATTCCAAACCGAAAGGAAGATCACAAAAATGAGTTTGCATCATTTAGTTTTAAGGAATGGATATAGATTTGATGATTTAGTATTAAAAGCTGGCGATATTTATACAGCGGAACAATTCAGTAACGTTCCAGAGCAACGAATGGTAGCTTTAATCCTTGGTCGCATTATTTACAGGGGATCGCTGCAGGAAGTGGAATCGAAACGAGAAAAACTATTTGGTATTTCGAGTAACACGGTACCCGCAGAAATACCAGACGAAGATACCAAGAAAGAAGATACCAAGAAAGAAAAGAGCAAGGCGGCTAAATAGCCGCCTTTTTGCTGGGAGGTGTTTCTCATCACATGGTCATACATGGGTTATCCAGCGGACAACACGAAAGATGAAGTCCGATTTTTAGTCAGGGATACGGATTCAACCGATCAGTTACTAAGTGATGAGGAAATATATTATTTATTAAGTATATTTCCAAATCCAATCGCAGCTGCAGCTATGGGATGCGAAACACTTTCGACCAAATTTGCCAGAGATGCATCCGATAAGACAGTCGGCGATTTAAAAATTAATCTTACAGAGAAATCGAAAGCTTTTAGTGAACAGGCATCAAGATTATGGTATTTATCAAGGCTATATCGTGGAAGACCACAAGTGTATGCGGGCGGAATTTCAAAAGCCGACAAGCAATCTCAGGAGCAAAACACGGACAGGGTGGATCCAGATTTCTACAAGCATATGAATGATTTCCCCGGAACTCTGCTAGGCACATCGAGTTAAGGGGGTGATGAAGTATGAGTTTTGAAACTGAATTTCTTGAATTCATGCGAGATACTTTTGTTCGGAATAGGGTCACTGGGTATACGGCGTATGGATCACCTACTCATTCCACGGCAACGAATAATTATACTTGCAGGCTTGATTATTTTCATCAAGCAATAGATTCAGACATGAAAGCAGAAAATTTGGTTGTGGCAACGGCATGGATAGCATCTACAGGATCGTTTGATCCAGAGGATCTAATAACACTTCCGGATGGTACTCAGCCGAAAATACTTCAAATGGATGCGTTTCCGGACGAAGATGGACCATTCCACCATATCCGCATTAAATTCGGGAGGAAAGGTTAATGGCGAGAACAAGCATTTCAATCCAGATAACAGGACTTGATGAAACGATACGCAATTTCAGGACGATGGCTAGTGGCGTTGTTCCGGTTTTGGCGGCTGCTTTAAATCAAGAGCATGAAGTTATCATGACCAAAGCTAAGGAGCGGACACCAGTCCTTACTGGGGCGCTCAGAGCATCCGGGCATGTTGTTCCACCAGTTATACTAACCAGAACAATTAAAAGTATTGGAGCATTTGGTGGGACAGCGGCACCATATGCAGTAGCGGTCCATGAAGATTTAAATGCCTTCCATCATGTAGGGCGAGCCAAATTCTATGAGAGTGCTGTTCGAGAACAAAGGGCACAAGTCAGAACAGCAGCAAAGGATGCCGTTCATCGATATATCGCATCAAGAGCGGGTGGTTAGGAAGGTGTTTAAATATGATATTGGATGAGTTAGCAAAATACCTTCAAGATAACGGAATTGGAACTGTTGGCACGAACATCTTCAAATCATATTCACCAAACAAACCGGATTCAGCTTTAATTATTTACGAGACAGGTGGAGATCGACCGCAGGATACATTCGGGTCAACGAATGTGGCAGCGTGGGAAAATCCCAGAATTCAAATCGTATCAAGATCGACAGAATATCAAACAGCCAGAAATACGGCAGAAGATGCTTATAAGACTTTGATTGGAATAGCCAATCAGACAATAAAGGCTAACGTTGCGGATTCCGGGAGCTTTTATCTTAGGGTAAGTGCTATGCAATCGCCATTTCGTTTAGGAATAGATCAAAACTCACGTAATTTAGTCGCTTGCAATTTTGATGTTATGAAGACCTTATCAACGTAGAAAGGAGGATTGCGAATGGCTAATCATGGTAAGAATTCAAGAACTTATATAAACGGAAATGATCTTAGTACGATGTTAAAAAGTTTTTCAGTTTCCGAGACAGTAGATGTTGTTGAAGCTAGTGGGTTTAATTCCGAGAGCAAATCTTATGTAGTTGGATTACAGGACGCTACCATATCTTCCGAGGGATTTTTCGCAGGAAGCACATATCAGACGGATAATGTATTCAATTCTGTTTTAGGAACTACTGCGATATGGACATTTTATCCAAATAGATCTGGTGTAGGTCAACCGGGATATGGCATTAGAACAGATGAGGTGTCCTATGAAATCATGAGTCCTATTGACGGAGTTGTTAGCGTTACAGTTGAAGGGCAAGCCACATTAGGGGCAGATAGGATATTATCACACGTTGCTTCTAATATCCGATCTACTTCAGGATTTGCTACTGCAGTGGATGCTGGAACAACAAGTCTAAATGGAGGAATTGGATATCTACAAGTCTTGACAATAAGTGCCAATACTACTGTTTCAGTTCATATCCAACATTCTTCAGCTGGCACATTATGGGCAAACGTTGGAACATTTGCTACTAAAAGTTCTGTTGGTGCCGAGAGACTTCCTATAACTGGAACCATAAAAAGATACACAAGAGCTGAGTGGGCGTTTAATTTTGTTGGTGCTCATACAGCTACGATTAATGTTGGATTTAAGAGAAAGTAAAAGTGAAAGGGGTTGGAAAATTTGGCTGTTCATGGTAAAAATGCCGGATTTAGTATTACAGATTCTGGGGGAACTCCTAGACTTTTAAACTGCTGGGTTAAGAGCGTATCATTTCCAAGGTCAGCTGACACCGTGGAAGTTTCGGTCTTTTGTAGTTCAGCCAAGGAATATGTCATAGGTCTAAAAGATGCAACTATATCCATTGAGGGTATTTTTGGAACAACACCAGATAACTACCTGAGTGGAATCCTTGGAACATCAGCTGCGTTTGCATATTATCCGGGGACCACGGCACCAGTAGCCGGGAAATACTCAAAGTATACAGGTGTATGCTTTCTTACAAGTTACGAAATACCAACCGCTGTGGATGCGGCTGCAACATTTACGGCTGAATTCCAAGTCACTGGAACGGTCAGCAGAACTACGACTGTATAAAATTTAAAATCAAAATATAGGTGGGGGGATCTACCTATGGAAAGGAGGGGCGAACCGATGTGACTCAATCGCCGGGATATTTTCAATGGTACAGCGCCTTAGATCAAGCTACATTAACTAAAGGATGCGATATCGCGAATAGTAGTTATCCTGTCAATTTTACAACTATGTACAATGCAGGAAACAGATTTGTGATAATGAAAGCCGGAGGAAATGGTTTCGATTTCCATACTGCTAGATATATTCGAGTGACTTGTAATGGAAGTGATGTCAACGGAGATAATGTTTTCAATGAATTATCGGTTTACGACACCACACCGACCTTAGTATCACTAGGAGCGACAGTAACTTCTTCGATTGCACCCACAGCTGGAGCATTGGCAAACTTTACAGATGGAAGTCTTGCCACATCCGTAACTATTGGTTCCGGGTCTGCCCAGTGGGTAAAAGTTGATCTGGGAGTATCTACAAATATTAGATATTTTATCTTAAAACAAGTCACGGGTAGGACATTCAATGATGTACTTGTTGAATACAGCACAGATGACATTGCTTGGTCAACTATTTTTGACGTTACTGCACCCGGTACTGGAACTTATGTAGAGTCATCGGATGGGGCATTGATCGTCACGGCAGATGCATCGCCAACCCATTATTCACAAGATGCTCAAATGACAGCGGCAAACATCGCTACTGCCAGAGCAGCCGGATTAAAAGTCGGATTCTATTGGTTTAAAGGTGCGAATTATTATGATGTCGCAAATCTAACATGGCTAAATACTGCTGCAGACGGAGAAGCGGAAGCGATACTATTCAAGACATATATCGAGAACGAATTAGGTGGTGGAGACTGGGGAGATATATACCCGCAATTAGACTTTGAAAATCAATTTGGGAGTATATACCCATCATTCACAAATGATGGAGCTTATGATTTCATCGAAGCATTTGTGAATAAATTCAGGCAGCTTACTGGCAAACAAGTAATGCTATACACGGCATATTACACCATTGATACACTGGCAACGGTCCCGAACGAATTAGTCCATTCAACTAAAGGTGGAGTAGGAAGTATATCACCATTATGGTTGGCTGCGAATTTTGGAGCAGGGGTTTATCCATCATTTGACTATCTTGCATTTGGAGATTATGTAAATGATTTCTGGACAATTTGGCAATATTCAAGTGATGGAAATGGATTAGGTGCTGCTAATGGAGTCAACACGGCAGATATTGATCTCAACTACATTGAGAACCTAGAAAGCATCACTATGAGCATTCACCGTGTAGGTGCTGTTCACGGAAAAAACTCTGGATTTAGCATAACTGATTCAGCCGGAACACCAAGATCATTAAATTGTTGGGTCAAGAGTGTATCTTTTCCATCTCCTGTGGACGTTGTGGAAGTATCTACGCTTTGCAGTCTAGCTAAAGAATATGTTGTTGGTTTGAAGGACCATACAATTTCAATCGAAGGAATATTTTCGACAACGCCAGATGGATATTTATATGGAATAATGGGCACATCGGCAGCATTTGTGTTCTATCCCGGAACCACAGCGCCAACAGCGGGAAAGTATGCTAAATACACAGGTAATTGTTTCTTGACCAGTTATGAAGTACCGGATTCCATTGATGCTGCAGCGACTTTTACTGCAGAATTTCAAATTTATGGTGATGTATCAAGATCAACTTCGGTTTAAAAATATTGGGGGGTAATTTCATATGACTAAAAAGACAAGACTATCTACGGATGCAATCCTAAAATCAGCACCATTGAAGGAAAAAGATGTTTATGTAGAGCAATGGGATGGCATTGTTGTCATTCGGGAATTCAGTAAAGCCAAACAGCAACAACTAAGGAAAGAAGCCACACTAGCAGAAGAAGTTAATCCCGATCGACTGGAACTTCTCATGTTTATTTATGGAGTGGTAGATCCAATATTTACTGAGCAAGACTATGTAGCGCTTCAAGAAAAATCGGCAATGGCGATAGATACCGTCTTGAAAGAAATTATGGCGATCTCAGGATTGAGTGATTCAGCCGTTAAAGAAGCGGAGAAACGGTTTCGTCCTTGATGGTGAGTATCGATTTGAATTCATATTAGCCAAAGAACTGAAAATGACAGTGGCGCAATTAAGGGAAGAAATGGGCACAGCTGAATTTTATGAATGGGCAGCTTTTTATTCTTACGAGGAAAAAATTAGGAAATCCGAAGAAGCAAAAGCAAAGAGAAGAAGATAAACCCAATTAAACCGGGTTTATCTTCTTTGATATTGGATGCGAAAGTTGGTGAAGGATAGATGGCACTGACCGTAGATGAGATAAATGTCATATTGGGAGCCGACACATCAGGATTTAACCAAGGGATGGGTGAGGCACAAGGAGCACTAGGTAGGCTTAGGGGCAGCATGAAGGATGCAGAAGGAGCAAGTTCAGCTGTCGCTGGAGTAGTCGCTGGAGTTGGCGCTGCACTCATAGCATTTGGAGCAGCATCAATCAAGATGGCTGGAGACATGGAACAAACAAAAATTGGATTCACGACATTACTTGGAAGTGGTCAAAAGGCAGATGAATTCCTAAAAGGGCTTGCAAACTTTGCAGCTAAAACACCTTTTGAATTAAAGGGATTACAACTATCATCGAAACAACTACTTGCATTTGGATTTCAGGCAGAAGAAATAATACCGATCATGACTAACGTTGGAGACGCAGTATCGGCACTTGGTGGTGGAGCGGAAGAAATTGATAGTGTAATTACAGCACTTGGTCAAATGAAAGCCAAAGGAAAAGTTAGTGCTGAAGAAATGGGTCAGATAGCAGAAAAAGGAATTCCTGTCTGGGATATGCTTGCTAAATCCATTGGTGTCACTGTGCCAGAAGCCATGGATATGGCATCAAGTGGAGCGATAGATGCCGCAAAAGGAATTAATGGAATACTTGCTGGAATGGGAGCCAAGTTCGGTGGAAGCATGGATGCTCAGTCTAAATCCCTAAATGGTATGTTCAGTAATGTTCAGGATAATGTCGGGCAAATTATGACCACACTGGGCGGGCAACTTATCGAATCACTAGACCTCAAACCAATAGTACAAGGAGTAATTGATGTAACAAGTAGGTTTAGAGAATTACTAACAGAAACAGGAAGTCTCGGCGAGGCGCTTAAACAAATGATACCGGAAAATATGCAAGCAGCAATAGCCATAATTGGTGGGGCAATTCTTGGCATGTTGGTTCCAGCTTTTATAGCTTTGGGCACAGCGATTTACGCAGCAATGATTCCATTACTTCCTTTCATAGCCATAGGGATGGTATTAGGCGCATTGGCATTTATTATTTATAAGAAATGGTCAAAAATACAAGAAGTATTTGGAATTGTTGTGACAGCTTTAACATCTGCATGGAATTATGTTACTGCTTTTGTGGCTGGCGTTGGAGCAGGACTGACCGGACTATGGGAAAGCATAACGACAGGAATAACCAACTTTGGAGCTATGCTTGTAGCAGGATGGAATGCAATGTGGGCAATGGTGGGAGCGGGTTTTGATGCAGCCGTAGCATTTATTATTAATGCTTGGAATGGATTCATGGTATTTCTAGGATCAATACCGGGATTAGTCGCTACATTCTTTGCTCAACTTCCATATTTGGCGGGATATTATTTAGGGTTAATGATTAAATTTTTCATGGATTTACCGGGAAATATAGCAACAATTTTAACTCAAATGGGGACATTTATCTCAACGACTTTTACAAATATATTGACCACAGCGAGCACTATAGCGGGAAACATTGTAACAGCTGTTGTAACATTCTTTTCTCAATTGCCCGGCAAAATACTTGCCGTATTGACAGCGGTAAAGAATTTTGTAGTGACTAAATGGACGGAAATAAAGACTACAGCAACAACATCGGCAAGCAACCTTGTGACAAGTGTGGTTTCATTTATCTCTCAATTACCCGGAAAAGTATGGGGGTTCCTATCGGACACAGCAAGCAAAG